TTGCGCGGGTTATCCGCCTTCATGGTGTTATCGCTGTTACCGGTGTCCGGATTAACACCCCGGATATGCACACCGGATTCCATCCCGCCATCGCGGGAGCGCCGGGAAAGGACCACCACATTGCGGCGCAGTTTTCCCCTGCGTACCGGTGCCCGTGACACCACTTCTTCTTTCAGCACATTCGCACCCGCACGGGTTGCCTCACGCAGCACCCGGTTATTTTCTGCACCACTCAGAAGCTGCAAATCGCGGCTGATGTCCTCCAGCCCCGAAAAATCCAGCAGGGTTTCGATCATTTTTCACCTCCCAGCCGACAGAGAATTTCCAGACGTCCGCCGGTCGCATCCGGCACGGGCAGCCCGACAACGTTCAGGATCCGGTCACGCCAGGGACCACTCAGCACATGAAGTCGTGACGCTGCCGTGATTTCCCGACCGGACTGACCGCGCACCCAGATGCGGATTTCCGCCTGCGCCATTTCCGCACCAGACTGCATCCGCTCCCGGCTGCTCCTGCCACGGATATCCGCATGAATTTTCCCGCATGACACCCATTCTTCCGTCATTTCTCCGGCAGCGTTACGGGTTAACACCGGGTTCAGAACACTTATCATCTGTGTCAGACGACCTGCAGATATTGCCATTCCCCCTCCTCATAACACCGTCGGACAACGCAAATCGTAAATCAGCACGGAAACAGAAAACGGCAGCTCCCCCTGAAGCAGTTCTTCCCGCTCCGCAAGATCCGGATTCCGGTACAGCATCCCGGTCAGTCGCATGGCAGCCCCCTTCATCCGGGTTAATGCCTCGCCCGGGATCAGTTCACCGTCCTCACGGATCACTTTATCCCGGCTGCCCTGAATGTAGGCCAGCAGCACGGCGGTAGCCTGACGAACCTTGTCCATCAGCATGTCATCATCCGCGTCATGGTCGACACGCAGATGTGCCTTGATCTCTTCCAGTGTCAGTAATGCCGTCATTTTCAGCCTCCTGCATCCCGCCCACGTTTTGCAGCCAGGGTCCAGGCTGATGAATGAGCTTCTCCGGGTTTATCTTCGGTCATACTGTTGCAGTGCCACAGCGAGCCCCCCCACGTCACCGTATCGCCGGGGTGGTAGGTTTCACCGGCTCTGAACACACCGCGGTAGAGCATCACCGGCAGGGAAAATGTTTTTTCCGTACGCTGGCCACTGCTCTGCCGGACCACCACAGAGAACAACCGCTCACCCGTCATGCTGACGTCAATATCCGCCACCCCGTCAACCAGGCATTCCCATCCCCGCATCCCGTGCGTTTTTTCATACGCCCGCCAGAGTCCGCCCTGGTGTGTGGCATACGTGCCCCGGGGAAAGGATTTTTGATCGTCAATGGCGGGGAGTATTTCCAGAGCCGTGGCATCACGCCCGTCCTGCGGAGCCGGCAGGGCACTCACCGCATCCAGAACCGCCTTCTGCAGAACATCCGGATCGTAGTCACGACCATCACGCGGAACATGAATATGGCTTACCGCCTCCTTCACCATCTGTTCAAGCATCGGACGCACATCATCCGGGGTGAGACTTTTACCGTCTGCCGGCTGCGGAATATTTGCGACCGCATCATTCACCGCCTTCTGCAGAACATCGGGATCATAGTCACGACCGTCGCGCGGAACAGGGATATGGCTTACAGCCTCCTTCACCATCTGTTCAAGCATCGGACGCACATCATCCGGGGTGAGACTTTTACCGTCCGCCGGCTGCGGAATATTTGCGACCGCATCATTCACCGCCTTCTGCAGTACTTCCGGATCGTAGTCACGACCATCACGCGGAACAGGGATATGGCTTACAGCCTCCTTCACCATCTGTTCAAGCATCGGACGCACATCATCCGGGGTGAGACTTTTACCGTCCGCCGGCTGCGGAATATTTGCGACCGCATCATTCACCGCCTGCTGCAGTACATCCGGATCATAATCACGACCATCACGCGGTACCGGAATGGCCCCCACAGCGTCATCCACCATCGCCTGCAGAACCGGACGCACCTCATCCACCGTCACATGCTTCTGTAATACCGCCGACAGGGAAGTCAGTTTCTCTTCAAACGCTTGTGCCTGCGAGGCCATCTTCCCCTCAAATGTGCGCTGTAAATCCGCCAGCACTGTGGAGAATTCTTCTCCCAGTGCACGAATAATGGACAGTTCCCGTTCCGTCATTTTCTCAGTATCCCCCTGAACATCGCTTTCACCGCATCATGCTCTGTTTCACTGATTGCCTTATTACCGTCAGATGCGCCGTCAGGCAGCTGTGATGAAACTGTTTTCCCGGCAGACGCGAACGGATCCTCACGGGCATCACGACGGGACAGCGCCTCCAGACTGTAGTTCTGCTGCTGAAGATACAGTGCATCACCGCCGGCCAGGGGCGGCAGGTCTCCCGTTTACGGGCCTCATTGGGCGTGAGAAGCGTATTTTTCACCGCATCCCCCAGCGTTTTCATGCGCCGCTCACTGTCCATTCTCAGCAGCGTGGTGACATCAAATTCTGTACTCTCGTTTTCCCCCGTTTCCAGCGCCTCATCCAGTAACAGTTCAATGGACTCAATCAGCGTCTGCAGGCACTGGGAATAATACTGCTGCTCCAGCGCCTCCACGTTGTCACTGGAAGGCGGTTGTCCCACGCCAATCTTGTAGGCCGGGACACGGAACACCGAACAGACAATTTCAGCGGTCATCTTCAGTTGTTCCACCGTCTGCGCATCCACAGGTGAAAACGTCGTGGGGTTGTATTTTGCCCCGTTGCTCAGAATGGCCGTTTTCCCCGCATTTTCGCCTGTATACCCGCTGTCCCAGTTGCTCTTCAGTTTTTTCGCATTTTCTTCCATAATACTGCCGGGGATCTCAATCACCCCGGACGGCCTGCCGCCATTTCTGAAAAAAGACGTCGAATTTTCCTGAATATGATGCCCCTGCGTGGCCGCCAGCCCGGCGGCATACACCGGCGGCAATCCTATAAGCGGATGAAAAAAACAGTTAAACCGGTCGTGGATCACTTCCCGGGCAGGCACCGTCACCGCCTCCGTGATCCCGCAGTTCCGGTCCGGCGTGATGCGGTAGAACACCTCGCCGTCATCCGCCACCAGAGGTTCAACCCGGCTCCAGTCCAGAATACGCAGTTCTTTGATCTGCCCCCGGGCATTACGGATTTTCAGCACCACCGTATTGCCATGACGCAGTTTGGCGTTCAGCCACAGTTCAAAAAACTGGATGCGGTTCTGCTGGGCGTTGGGACGACGACAGAGGCGGGCAATATCCCCCCGGCGCGTTTCCCTGCGTATCCCATGCGCATCCGTCTGCATAAGACGCAGCCGCATTTTGGCGATATCCTGGGATATCAGCGAAATACATGCAAACACCGCATGAAAGGAGAGGACGGCTTCAGGATCGGCTTTCACGCCCTGCTGCCAGGCACCGGCAAAAGGCTCAGCCACTGCCTGAAACAGGCTGGTCCAGCCCGCCTCTCTTACGTCACGTCCTGATTTCTGGTTTTTTCGGGTTCGCCGTAAAAGGTTCCACATTCGCCATGCTCCGCATCACGTTTCTTTTTCTGACCTGCCGGACGTCGCACCGTGATGTACTCCGCCTTTCCCAGGCGAACCAGCACCTCCGCACACGGCTGTGCCACATCACGGATATCCCCGGCCCGGGCATCATGCGTGCCCTGCAGATATCGGATCTTTGCCATAACCTGTTACGGGAGGCGCACGCCTCCCGTCCTCCTTATCAGACTCAGCCGCCGGACGCACTGCCGTAGTTCACTCCGGTGATCACCGCCACCGCCGCAGTACGGCGACGACGCCAGTTGATCCAGCGCTCCGCACGGATGGCCACGCTGCCTGTCTGGAACATGGAAACCAGCTCCACCGGGGACGGCGTGGTACTGTCGCCGGTCGGCTCAGACTGCATTTCCAGTGATGCCTCGCGGGACATATCCACTGCCACGCCGCCGTCATCCGCCAGATAAATATCCGGGGCATTCACCAGCACCAGCTGGTCACCCACGTACTGGGAGACAATCACCGGCAGCCCCTGGAAGGAGCCACCCAGCAGGGTCATGTCCGGGTATTCCTTCTGACCCAGCGCATTTTTACGCATGGACAGTGCCAGGGCATTGGTGCTGGACATCAGCCAGACCGCACCGGTGGGCTGCAGGTTTGCTGCCACAAACTGTCCAAACGCAGCCTCTGCATCCGCATCCGGGTTACCGGTTGATGCCGTGCCCTTCACATCATGGGTGATGGACGCCGGGGAGACATCTGCCACTGCGGCTTTTTTCGGGTCCACAAAGTCTGTATCCAGACGCGCCACCACCGCTTCCGCCAGCGCATTACGGACCAGTGCATCAGCAGCCGGACTGGAAAAACGGATCAATTCTTCCGTCAGTACCGCAATGGCCGACACCTTCGCATGACTGAAGGTGATGGATTCAAAATCAAACTTCGTCAGGGGTTTTGCCTTACCCTCACCCACCCAGCCGGCAGCACCGCCGGACACCTGGGCGTGCACACGGATATTGAATGGCACCTGACGAAGTGCAGGGATCCCGCCCTGACCAAATCGCCCGATAATGGTCTGCGGACGCAGGTAATCAATAAAGTCCTGTGCGTATTCCTGATATTCAGACAGGCTGCCTGCCCACTGCGGATCCGTGGTGGTCCCCGCGCCCACTGCCGATTTCAGGACATGATGCAGACGACTGTCATCCGGATACTGACGACGGGCCACTTCCAGGGCTTCAGATCGGACGCCTTTAGCCGCAGCCAGCGATTTGGCAAAGCGGGCGAAGCCAATCCCCTTATCCAGTTTCTGCTCCACACGGATCACCGGCGCTGAAGCCACCGCGGCCACATTCCCGTTACCGGCCTGTTTCACCGGCTGCGCCGTGGCGGCCTTACCGGCTTCCAGTTCACGCAGGCGCTTCAGGTGCGCATCCACCTGACGGATTTCCGCTGCGGTGTTGTCGTAATGCTCTTCCTCCTCCACATCCAGCGTGCGCCCTTCCTCTGCGGCTTTGGTCATGACCTCCTCAAGGGAGGCTGCCAGCGCTGCACGCTTGTTTTCAAAACTTTTAATCTGTTCGCCAATATTCATTATGGTCTTTTCCTTATGAAAAACGGTTGTTGACTGTGCCGCAGCGCCGGCAGAAGATGCGATTTTCACCACCGGTTTCCGGTTGCCGGACGCGGCAGAAAACGGGCGGTCGTAAGATTTAATGGTCCGGATGGTGCATTCCGCATTCGCGGGCACGGTGACGGCAGACACCTCCATCAGTTCCCAGCGCAGAAAATGCAGTCCGCCTCCGTCCAGAAAGGTGTATTCATGGGGACGGAAGCCCACGGACAGCCCCCTGACCAGCCCGGTCTTAATGGCCGCCCAGACCTCATCCAGCCGGGCAGCCAGTTGCGACGGCATATCCGGTACGGGCTTCACCAGTGTTGCCGTGATTTCCAGCCCTTCGCTGACCCGGCGCACCGTACACTGCCCCACCGGGCGGGAATGGTCATGCTGCCAGAGAAACGGTATCGCACTGCCAAACTCCGCGCCCTCCGGCTCCAGGATGTCACCATCCCGATCCGGAGAAGGCGTTGACGCAATCCCGGTGATCACCCGTTCATCCTCACTGAAGGATTTCACCGTCAGCAGGGAACAGGCCCGTTTAAGAGTCACATCAGCCTCCTGAAAATAAAAAAACCGCCGGAGCGGTTCGTGATGGTTACAGTGTGAACAGGGTTATATGAAAAAAACCGCATATTCTTTCTTTTTCGGTTCCGGGTTAAGGGACATCAGGGAGACCGCATTGAACAGCGCCATCAGCGGGTCAATTTTTCCCCGTCCACTGGCCTGTTTGGTGATAAGAATGGCGTTACCTTTAGGCTCCACCCGGGCATTGCCGACACACCAGGCCATCAGGGGCTGGTCACCATGCACCAGCACCCCTTCAGCCAGTTTGCGCTCGGTGGTTTTAATGGCCCCGCCCAGTTTCCAGCCCTGGCTTATCCCCACCACAATTCCGTCGGGGATCCCGGCTTCCGCCAGTGAATCCAGAATCTGCCCCACCCCTGACGGGTCAATACCGATATAGTCCAGTAACTCAGCCTCATGAATGCGACGCACATATTCCGCCACTTCCGCCGTGTCATCCCCGACACGCCGGACAATGGTCATATCTCCACAGGCAACAAGATCCTGAAACCGGGACGCCTCGCTCTTCCGTCGGACCACCGCGGTTTCATGCGCCCAGGCATGGCCCCAGCCCAGCCATTCGCGGGTCTCCCGGTCACGCCCAATCACATACATCC